CAGATTCGGTAATGATGTGAGGAGTAGCATCCCCGTCATCGATCTGGAACCCGATCCTATTTGCAGCAGCCAGACAATTTTCTGGGTTGGTCGCAAAGTTCTCGCAGACGCCAATAAACATATCCATTTGATCCGCGTCAGACATCTGGAAGCGTGCTTCAAAATAAAGTTTTTCACCTGCGGTGCTGGGCAGACCCCAAATCTCATTACCTTGAATAGAGCCTCCGTCATCGTCAGTAGTTGCCGTAGAGCTTAAAAGCACATAACCACCCAGCGTATCCGCTTGAATTGCTACAGATGCGCCACTGTCTTTCACAACAGTCCAGTCATTGGTGTTATCAAAAGCAACACCAGTAAAATCATCCAAGTAAACAACCTGGTCAGGCCAGTAAGAGACGTTGAGGTTTTCAAGGGTTGGTCGTGCTGCCGAATAGAGAATGGGGCCAGAAAAATGTGTATTACCCATTTTAAGTTCCTCCTTACGAAAGGTTTCGCCCTAGAGTCTTCGTAAGCGTCTGCTGGGCCAGTCGCTAGGGCTGTAAAATCCCAGAAAAGTTATGGGGAGAGAGTTGCCCCCCTCCCCACTATACTACGCTCCAGGAGATCCGTAAATACCGCGAGGATCAGACCAACCGAAACTGTAACGCTCACGGGCTTTATACCGCACGTTTCCAGTATCGAAGTCACCTTCCATCGCCGTACGAATCGGAGTCCTCTGGAAATGCTTCAGGCCGTTCGGGGCATCCGTCATAACGAACCATGCGTCCGTATCCGTCAAGAAGTGGTTCACAGTATAACCCTGCGGAACCATTCCCATATTACGGATAGCGTTCACATCGTTGTCTGCCGTTCCCGGACGAAGATCAGACTCAAGTAGCCTATCCGCAACAAACTGAAGGTTTGCAGGGACTACTAGCTTCATTCCTCGAAGAGCAACATTGAGACCGCGTTCATCGACAAAATCAGAAATGTCAATTAGTGCGTTCTCAAGTGAAGTCTCGTTGAGGTCAGCAGCCGTAGATGGTTCGTTTCGGAATGTGTTTCCATTCTGTAACGTATGAGCAGTTGAACAAAGTTCAAGCCCATCACCACCTGTATAGGTACTGTCAAAAGCGTTGTTAAGAATAGAAGCTGCCTTAACTTGCTTTGTGTGAGCCATAGAGCGAGCTAGTGCTCTCGTATACCGAGAAGACAAACGGTCATAGAGGTTATCTTCAACCGCCTCTTCAGTGAGCGCGAATGCCAAAGCAATCGTCTCGTTGGTATAGCGAGCAGTGTAGACTTCAGCCGCTGAATCAAAAGTAACGGCAGCGCCTTCACTCTTGGTTGGTGCCGAACCGAAGCCAGAAAGCATCACCTCTTCTTCAAATGCACGATCTGAAGATTCCGTGGTAAAGATTTCTGCATGCTCATTTTCATAGCGAGCGTACTCAAGACCGAATAGGGCATTGAGTCCAGGCTCGAGTTCTTTAACGAGTTGTGCTCGTGAAATAGCCATTTCTCAACCCTCCTATACGCCGGTGGTTGAAACAGTGCCACCCGCAATAGCACCGTTCGGGCTATTGAAGGAGTTGTTCAACCGTACTATCGCACCAATCCCAGCTGCAGCGAAGTCGCTGTTCGCGGGGTCGTCTTCCCAACCCATAATCCGGAGGTTAAGGTTAGCCGTGGTGTTAATAGTGCTAACAGCCAACGTAGCCGAAGACATACCACTGGTGGTACTTCCGCTGGTTCCGCTGGCAAAGTTAGCGTTTGCAAAAACTGCGGCTCGCGCCGTAGCTTTATTTGTCCAAGACGCATCCGTTGCAATTACAAATAGCTGCAAAGGATCATCCGCTACGAAAGCCTCGACAGGGTGGTTACTGTCCGCACCCGATCCAGGCCAATAGTTGCTCCACGTGGGTTTCCCCGTAGTGCTCGAGACATACTTACATCCCATAAACGCACCAACAAGTCCAACAGTACCACCCGCCGCAGCACCCACAATGTCAATATACCCCGTTGAAAGAGGAATGACAGGCGAGCCTTGGTAAATAGCATTGCTGTTGTCGCTAGCGATTTCATAGGAAGTATATCCCGAAACACCCATGGAGTTGGCATTCTGACCCACTTTAGCAATGGGACGAAGACCGAAGGCTCCATTAATGTTTGCCATGATATTCTCCTGAGTAGATCATCTACTCGCTTGAGGTTGAACCGCCAAAAGAGACCCTGCTGCTTCTTTCCTTAGAAATAGGCATAGAGGGGTGCTCTTCACGCATTAAGTCGTTATCTACAGCAGTCATCTGCTGAGATGTTTTTTGCGCAAAGTATTTCTTGCGTGAGTCTGCGACTTCTACTGGTAGTCGAGCCAGGATAAGGCCACCTACACCAATGACACCTTTGTACTTACCCTCATCAATAGTAGCACAGTCAAAGTCAGGGTACTCATCCGCACGAACAGGTTCGTATCCTTCGCGCATCCGTTTCGTAAAGTTAGGTTTGTCGTCTTGTCCTAACATTTCAGAGCGGATCCAACGATGAACAAACCCGTCAGGTGCTGGAGGAGCATCTAACAAAGACGGTGGTCTCCATTCAGTTGGTCTTTCGGTGTTCTCACGAGTAGTGGCAGCGCGAGGTGTACGGTCTATTGATTTTGCGTCAGGCATTTGCAGCAATCTCCTTTACTTGTCTCGCGTAATCTTCAAGAGGCACGCCTAATTTTTTTGCAATAGCAACTTGGCTCGGCGTGAGTTTGACTGAATCGCGTCCAGTAGTTTTAGCAGCTCTATTGGCAGAAGCAACTCTCTGGACTGGAGTGCGGCTCCCGTTAGTTGGCTGTGGGGAATCTTCCTCAAACTTGTGAGGAAACTCTTCGCGAAGCCTACGATCAATCTCTGAGTAGTAGGCATCTGAAGTAGTGTCAAAACCTTGTTGTACAAGATTTTTATGTATAGAAAAAGCAGTGTACGTCATTGGCTCATCAACGCCGAACCAACTATTCCGCTGTGCCCATGCTTGTGATTTAGGGTCTGGCGGTGCTGCTGTTGCTGGAGTCTGTTGCAAAACAGGTTGTTGTGGACCAAACGCAGGAATCTCATTTTTAAGAGCAGCGTTCTCAACAGACAAACGAGACAGCTCTTGTGTTGCTGCGACAAGTTCTTCTGGATCACCACTTTCATACGCTTGTACATAACGTTGTTTTGCGGACTCTAGATTCGTGTCAACTCGACCAGCATACTCCTCACTATATTTTTGAGTAAGCTGTGTCGCGTTTTGTTGAAGGCCCTGATTTTCAGCTTGCACACTTTTTGCATAATCAAGCGCGGCTTGCTCTCGTCGCTCAGCCTCACGATACTTTGCCGTGAGCTTGTCTATGCGTTTACGAACTCCCGCACTATACTGTGCTAGCTCTTCTTCCGTAGGCTCTTCAGAAATTTCTTCTGATTCTTGCTCAATCTCTGGCTCTGGATCTGATTCGCTCACCTGAGCATCGTCCTCAGGAAGAGCTACTTCCGCTCCTTCGTCGGTCTCCAGTTCAACCAGTTCTTCAGTGTTTTTTACGTTCTCTGGCATGGGTATCTCCATGAATCGTGTTAAGTTAAGGCTTGGTACAAAAAAAGTAAAGAATTATGTATGTACCAAGTGCGAGGGATCTTCGACAACGCCGAGAACCTCGTCATCATTCAGTAGTCTTAGCTCGCCACCGTCTATTTTAAAACGAGAGCCAGCATACTTACCAAAAAGCACCCAGTCATCTTTCTTACACCAAGGCACTGCGGCTTCACCGAATTTAGCGGCGTCTTTATAAGCCAGCGGACCAACAGCCATAACAAGTCCAACATTAATCGCTAACCTTTCTCGCTCGTATACCTCATCAGGCAGTTCAATACCACCCTTAGAAACTTTTGGCGGCGAATACGGCATGATCAATATTCGCCAACCAGTTGGTTGAGGCAACTTTGCTGTTTCAGAAGTTTCTTTCTTCTGTGCTTTACGCGTTTTTGCCAAATGTTCCGGCAACAATAGTTCCGAAGTCGTCATCTGTAGTTCCTTTCTCTAACATTTCTGAAATTTCTTGCTGTATGAACCCCAACGCCCTTATCTCACCCATAAGGGCGCGATATTGTGCCATATCCTGAAGTTCATTGTTCATCAGAACAGCGGTAACCTGCTGTTCTCTTTCTCGAACAATCTTTAGTAGACGGTCGCAAACCCAAACTCCGTCCATTAACGAACACCTCGGAACGTAAGTCCTTGAGTTGCAGCACCGCCGCCGCGTGATTTTCGCTTTGAGCCACCTTTGTGCTCCGGTGAAAACGTTTTTGCCTTTACTTCTGGCCCTACTTCCATCGGCTCTGGGGCTAAAACGTTCATTCCGTTAGCCTTAAAGATTTTTGTTTGATAAACAATGGGCGTGGACAGAACTTCTGTTATCCCATTCTTATTGGTCGCTGTTTTCATTTTGACACTCCTTTAAATTTCTCAAATGTACGCAGACCGCCTAACCCTAGCATTCCCATTAGAACGGGCATCATTTCTCCTAAATCCATTTTAGGCAACTCTATCAAATAACCGGACTGTGCTAAACCAAAAACTAAGATAGGTTGAAGAACATAAGTATACGCGAGAGCTACTCCGCACGTCCAACCGATAAAAGGTCTCCATCCTGCCACGAATATACTTCGGTGAGCTGCTTCAGTTTTATTTATCTCAAGTTGGGCTAAATCAATTTTAGCAAGATGCGTTGTAAGTTGTGCTTTTAAATCACGCTCCGCTTTCGCCCGAGCCTCTTTGTCTTCAGGTAAAAACCTACCAATTACATCGGTAACTGCAGGAAGTATACTCGGGAGAAGAGCTTGAATCATGTTTTCTTTTTCTTAGGTTTTTTCTTAACCGTTTTTGCCGCAGCTCTAAAATTAGCTGCGGTAGGTGCGCCTTTGGACCCAGCTTTGCGCTTGGTTTTCGTCTTACCAGCTCCAAGTTTCTTCAGATTAATGTTGCGGTATAAGCCTGGTTTTTGGGCTTTGAGCCGCGCGATTTTCTGCTTTTTGGTGCGTGCCATTACCATTTCACCTTGTTTGCCCAATATGCCGCTGACATTTTTCCCTTTTTGATATTTCGGCGATGACGCGCCTTAAAAGATTTTGCTCTAGGTGTCATCTTTTTATCGCCCGTTTTTCCCTGTTGACCAAAACGAATTGTTTTAATTTTATCGCCTTCCTTCGCAACTACAATATGAGACTTTTTCGGATGTTTCGGGGTACGCTTCGGTTTGTTATAACCAGAAACACCCGCCCTCGCAAGTCTTGGATCTTTTTTTGACATTAATAATCCCAATCCCAGCTTTCGCTATCTGCCTGAGAAGCACCTTGATCAGCGTCCTCTTGATCCATTTCTGCAGCGAGTTGCTGTTGTGCTTCTGGAGTATCTGGCGCGGCTAGACTTCCCATGCCTACGGGAGCTACTGCAGCTAATGGCGTTGGTGCGGCTAACGGCGATGTTAAAATATTAGGGCTAGGAGCTAACCCGCCACGCGTTGTCGGATTTTGTGCTTGTGCGAGAGCAAGCTCTGCTGGTGATGCAAACTGTGCCCGACCACTTCGGTTACTTGGGTCTCCAGGTGTAAAACTGTCATATAACTGTTCTTCTGGGGTGGGGAACAAATACCGACCTACGTTAAACGGCAACGCGTCTCGCAACTGTCCGCTTCTAGCAACTCGCGCACCAGCCATAATCCCGGAAGTGATCGGATTAACCACACTTAAAACATTTGAAGCTGCAGGACTAAGTTTTCCAAGAACGTCAGCTACTGTTAACCCCATTTGAGCCATAGTTATAGCCTG